CATAAGATATAAAATCCATTCCTGTAAATGCTGGGCTGGGTAGCGTAGATGAATCTCTAGTTAAAGTAACTTTATAGTAAAGCATTCCTCCAGTAAAGTTGGGAATACTAGAATGATTGACTAAGGCAGTATATGTGCTGCTTCCGTCAGTATTGTATGCAACATCTATTCCGCCTGAATCTCCATACCAGTCTATCTGATTATTTTCAATTGTTGTAATAAAAACAGAGTCTGTAAAGTATCCAGAATTTTTACCATCATTTAAAATTACATAGTTATCAAAAGCTTCGTTTACGTCTACCATTAAAGCTGTAGAGAATGATTTATTAGAGCCATAAGAAAATCCAGTTTTAACTGGCTTTATATTTTTAGAGAAACTAAAATATGAGGCATCATCAAGGCATATAATTTGGCCTGCGCTTTGATAAAGCGAATCTAAAACAATCTCTTCATTTATATACATATTGTCAATTGCTTCGTTAAATACCTCTATCTTATCTATTAAGAGTATAGAGCTTGTGCCGCCTAATAAAAGGTTTATATCTGATGTAGCTTTAAATTCAAAAGTGGTTGGTAAAGAAAGGCTTGCTCTTACAACGCCATCGACAAATAACGACATTGACCTTTTAGAGTATACGGCTGCTATGTGATATGAATTTCCAATTTCTGGAATCTTGTAAGATATTGAGTTTAGGTTATTAGAATAGTCAGATATAGTAAATACAATATTTGATTTAAATATGCTCAGCCCAATATCATTAGAAGAGTTATATATAATATTTTCTGATGTCGTAAAGGTGTCGGTAGCCTTAATATAGAAAGATATTGAAAACTCTTCTTCTTCGTGAGTTCTTTTTGCTATTGGAACACCCTGTATTGTTAAAGAATTAGTTCCTGTAAATGGGATTGAATTCTTTGTTCTTGCGGTAAGTGGTGGTGTAGATATGAATGTTCCAGTTTTTTGTAATACTAAATTTTTTCCAGAGGTGTCAGAAAATGATTGCTGGGACTGATCAAACAGCACCTGTGCGATTTTCATTATTCTCCCCTTACATAGCTTATCTTGGTTAGTTGGCAGTAATTGACACACCGCTGATTGTTGCATTAATCAGATTGGGTATGCTGCCAAAACCGTAGATTTTATCTCCTGCATTTACAACTAGGGAGTGTGAAAGAGTAATTGTTTCATTTCCTTCAATAGAGTTAAGGGTATATATCTTTTGAGAATCTAATCCGTACTCTGTTCCATTTGGAACAACAGCAAATGAGAAGTAAAGAACTCCGCTGCTAGTATTTGTAACAATAAATTCTTTTACTAGACCTGCTGTAGAAAATGTTGAAAGTAACATTGGAACCGTAGTTAATGCTACAGGACCAGCAAATCTTGTTGGTATATATGCCATATTTAATTTCCTAGCTAATTGTCCACTTTGAGATTAAGTCACGCTCTACTTGGCCTGTCTCATAATCACTAAGTGTTCTGTTATAAATAATCATCTCTCCAAGATCAAACTGACCGTATGAAGTTAAATATCTTCCTATTGCCTGCCCTGTCATTCCCGCTAGTGAGCCAGCAGAAGATCCAAGTCCTACTACTTTGCCGTTACGTCTTACAACTCTTTCTAGAGTTCCTGCATTAAAAGATATTGCATAAAGTTCTGGCTGGCCAGGAGTTTTTAGTGGAACAATTGTACTTGCGTCATCTCCGCCAAAAACAATTCTGTGTGTGTTTGCAGCTGTGTATCCAGAAGCTAGGTTTGCTCTTGTTCCAGCAGACTGTCCACCCAGTACAAATGAGTTTGATGTTTGAGCAGTTTTTGTTGCTACATAAAAAATTGTAAATGATGAAGCAGTAAGCCATGATAGGGTTTGATCTGCCATTAATAAAAACTGGTCTATGCCATTAAATCTAATGCATGGAAGAGAGTTAATTCCAGAGGAAACAAACGTAGGTCTGTTAGCTAATGTTGGCTGAGATAAGTGTCTTATGTATTGAGATCTATCTTCTACTACTGAAATCTTTTGATTAGCATCTCTTTGAATATTATCAACAGCTGTTGCGTCAATCCACATGCTAAGTCCGAATTGGCTATATCTAGCTCTCTTATAAATAGATCTTTGATTGCTTAACATGCTATTCCCCCTGTAATGCTTCAAATGCAGCTAGTGCACTTTTATTTTCTGAGGCCTCCGCCTTAGTAAACTTTTCTGCAACTACGCAGTAAACTTTATCTTCTAAAATATATGGGTCACAATATACTAATTTATGAGTCGTAGCTGTATGGTTAACATACTCCAAGGCAACGTGCATATCGTTGTCTTTCATAAATTCTTCGTCTGGTCCAGTTGGTGGAAATCCAGATGTAGGGAATAAGTCTTTTAGAGTGCCAAACTTCTCTATCTTATTGGCTTTAACAATTGCATAATACATCTTTTATCCATTCGTCCAAGATGTTGGCTGCATTAATCCTGGATAGTTTGTAGATGTATATCTAGTATCAAAGCTATAAAGCATAGTGGTTGGGCGAAGATTAATTGTTGCACCATTTGCAATTCCAGATGTTGTTGCATCTCTACCGAACTCAAAGATTCCGCCTAGATCTACAACGGATAATCTCATTCCAACGTTGCCGTCTGAATTTTCTGTTGAGTCATTAAACAAGAACTTGTCCTCGTTAAATGGTACCAACTGACATCCATTTCCCGTCTGAGTATATCTTCCAAAATAGAAGTTTCGTGGGTCTCTAGTATCATTAAATACTACACACATTCCTGCGCCATAGTAGTAGTATGGTGAATATGAAGCTAACCAGTAGTTGTCCCATGTTATATTACTTCTAATTCCATATTGTACACCCTGGTCCCAACCGTATGAGGTTGTGTTTCCAACTCCACCTCTAGTTGTTAACGTTCCAGTAGTTCCTGCAATGTTAGGAAGAAATGTTGCATAGTGAGTAATAGTATTTGGAACAAATCTTGATATACCGACATGCTCATTATCTGCCGCTGTTACACGTAGTCTATAACGTGACTCTGTATAGCTCTGTGAGCTATTTTCCTGCCATTGAAAATCATTGTAGTAGTAGTAGACACCAGTTGTTGTAGCTGCTGGAGTTCCAGCAGTCTTAGCTTCTGATAAGAATAAGTGAAGAGTTCCGACATCGTGTGTTTCTGAGTTTAAATCTCTTCCTGTGTTTGTATTGCGCCAAATATGCATACGGTAATTATTAGATGCATCTTTAGCTTCAATAACAATTAGCTTCTTCTGTCTTTGGTTATAAGAAGCTGATCCGTATGTAGTTCCGCCGAACCATGTTGCGTATGTTGCTGTATTTAAATTTAAATTTTCAATATAGTTTGATGCACCTCTAGGCATAATTTGAAGCTGAGCATCTGCTGATCTTAAAGACATTTGTTGTCTTAATCCACGGTTTCCAATTACTGTTCCAAAGTAAGGCATAAATGAATCCATAGTTCCACGGTTACGTGCCCAAATTCCTTCTGGACCAAAACCTCTTCCTGGAATATTACAGTACCAATCTCCGTCTTGCTGGTGCATTGGTGTTGCCCCAGACCAGCTGTTTGTTACGCCGTTTGATGACCAGTTGTTTGTTGTGTAGTTTTGTCCTGTGTAATCATTTTGAATTTCAAAGTCTGTAGAACCATTTGCTCCGCCAATTGGTTGCATTTCGCTATCATAAATAGTCCATCCTGGAGTATTATTATAATTTGCAAATGTTGCAAATGTAGGTAGGGGATACTTATTAGGAAGATCATTAACCTTTGTTCTAATTGAAGTAATTGTTGTGTTTACTGAGCTTAAGCCTGTTGAAAGGCTTGAGTTTAAAAGAATATTCAGCATTGTTGGGCTAGCATTTAGAGCGGCATCCAAATTGGATACCATTGTGGCTCCAATGCCAGGAAGGTCTATTGATGTGCTGCTAGTTGAAATTGCCATTTATTACTCCTCTTATATCTTCAAATCAGAATATGCGTATGATCCGTAAACGGTTGTTCCGTTATTTCTTGTGTAAAAGTTTAGTACTGTTGTGTCAAGGGAAAGAACTGGAGAGATGTTTGAAGCTCCTCCGCCGTCCCAGATAACTGATGCTGGCCATGTCTGAACATAACTTCCACCAGATTTAATTTCTAATTGCCAAAACTGTGCTGTATTTGCTGTTGCAGCAATATTTGAAAATGCTACTGTAAATGCTCCGCCTGCAACTACCTTAAATACATTTGATGTTGCTAGGTCTAGAGTCAAAGTTCCAGAAGTCTTTGTTCCAAGGTCTGTGAACTGAGAAGGAATATTAAAATAAGGGTTTCCTTGTCCATTGATGGGAGCCTGAACATATGTGTATGTCCATAGGGCTGGCACTACGGAAGAAGGGGTCTGTGTTATTGGCATATTACTCGTTATCCTCTGCTGGGGCTACAGCCTGTAAAGGTGGAAGCTCAGGTGGAATGTTTGCCTCTATTTCATCCCCTGCTTCAACTGCAGCAATTACTGCTTCACGAGCTGCCATTGCTGTTTCATGATCAATTCTTCTTACTTCGTCGTCAGATACGCCGTTGTACTTGTCAACGACTACTCCGTCCTTTAGCTCAAAACGGTGAGGTAGATCAGACTCAACTGGAATATCATATTCTCCATTTTCAAGGAATTGACCTACAAATCCTTCACCTAGCATAAAGCTTATTTTCATTTTGTTCTCCCTATTCCTTTAAATATTTCTTGGCCAGCGTTGTACTGGCATTAGCCATGTATAGTTTGTGCTTGTGTACTTTGTATCAAAGATACCGTTCATTATATTCTTTGATACATCAATATTAGCACCATTAGCAATTGTACCAGAAAGTGTTCTTCCATACTTTAATGGACCCTCTAGGTCTACAATAGCAAGTCTTTGTCCAGATGTTCCATCTGAGTTGGACACATGGTATGACCACATAAATTTGTTCTTATCAAACGGAACCAGTGCACAACCATTGCTTGTATCTCCATATTGACCAGTAAAGTAATTTCTTGGATCTCTAGTATCAATAAAGAATACATTCATTCCAGAGCCGTAGTAATAGTATACATTATATGCTGCTACCCAGTAATTATCCCAAGTAATCATATGTCTAGCGCCATACTTTCCGCCTTGTTCAATACCATATGACGTTGTGTTTGAAATTGTATTAAATGCTGTGCTTAAAGTTGAAGACGCTGGGTTATATGTTGCATAATGAGTAATGTTAGAAGGTACGAATCTTTGCATTCCTATAATTCCATTATCTCCTGCAACAAGACGCATTCTGTATCTTGATTCATTATAGTTTTGTGAAGAGTTTGCTTGCCACTGGAAGTCATAGAAGTTATATGAAGCTACTCCTCCGCCTACTGTAATTCCAGCTTTTGCCTCTGACACAAATCTATGGAGCATTCCAGCCTTGAAGTTTGATTGGTTAAATGATCTATTTGTTCCAGTGTTAATCCATCTATGTAGGCGGTAGTTGTTGCTTCCGTCTTTAGCTTCTATAACAATAAGTGTTCCTGTTCTTTCATTGTATGAATTCATGCCGTAGCTTGTTCCACCGAACCAGGTTGCATATGTAGTTGAGTTTAGATCAATTCCCTCAAGCCATCCATTCTGAACACCTCTAGGATACACTCTTAATGTGCTATTGCTATTAAATAAAGAAATTTTTTGTCTCTTACCAGTGTTGCCAATTATAACTCCCCAGTAAGGCATGTTTGAATCCTGTCCGTCTGGATTCATTGCAAATCCTGGATTGTTGTATCCTTCGCTTACTCTAAAGTACCAGTGTGTATCTGCTTGGTAAAATGATGTTGATCCCATCCAATAGGATGTCCATCCGTTTGAACCAATGTTACCGTTTGTATAGTTTAATCCAGTCCAAGATGACCACATTTCAGCATTTGTATCTGGCTTGCCATTATATACTTCACGCATATCGCTATTGTAAATAGATACTCTTGGATCATTATTAAAGTTTGAGAATGTGGCAAAATATGGGAGTGGCTCTTTACCTGGCAAAGCATCTACGTCTGCAGTAAGAACTGCTAACGCCGCATTAATCTCAGTTAACGATCCAGCATTTTGTAAGTTAGTTTGAATAGCAGCAACGGTTGCATTAGAGGCTAGAGTTGTTGTAAAGCTATCTGCAATAAGCTTATCAATACCTGGAATGATTAGCTGTATCGTGCTATTTGCTACTGCCATTTAAATTTCTCCTAAATTTCTATTATTAGATATTTGTTACTTTTACGCCAGAGATGAACAAGCTTACTGCGCTTGCTACTGATGCTGATACTGTGATTGCATCTCCTGCGTTTAATACTTGCTTAAAATCAAGCACTGTGATTTGGCGTGGGGCCAAGTCTAGGTTCTTGAAGAATTCTGTTCCTGCAAAGCTCAGTGTGCACTGGTTTGCAACGTTTGTTAGATTAGCAATTGTAACTGATGTGATAACATCTGTTTCACCTGCTGGGCATGTCCAAATCTGTGTTGATGTGTTTGGTACTACGCCGCTGTATAGTCTTGCTGGTAAGCTAATTGTAGCCATTTTATATTACTCCCATGTTTGCGTATAAAGTATAGTTGCTAATTGCTGCTGCGACGAGTGCTATCTGTGTTGTACCAGATGTGTTTACTGCTGCAATCTGTGTTGCTCCAGCGGCAGTTACAAGGTTGACCTGACCTGCTGCAGCGCTCTGAACGCTTGTAATAGAGCTATTTGTTACTCCAATAATATCATTGACTCCGAGCAAGTTTCCTAGAGTCTCTAAAGCTTTTGCTAAGAATACTAGGTCCTGGGCATCAAGAGTTGAGCTTGTTAAAGCATCAATCTTATTTTTGGCCAGTGTTACTTGGGTGCCAAGTGTTGAATAGTCAGTCATTTTTTACTACCACCTCTTTGTATTAATTATAGCATGGCCGCTATTATTGCGGTTCTGCTGGGAACTGAGCTTCTGGATCATTACCTAATACTGATAAGTAATCACGAAGAGCCTGTCTGTATATTTCCCATTCAGCTTTTTTAGCATCAGACAGAGGAGAAGACGCTAGCTGAGTCCAATCAGACTCGGATAACTTCTTATCTCTTTCAAATCTAGCATAAGCCATTGTTGCATCGTATTGAAGCTTTGCAACGTAGTCTTTATTTTGTTTTACGGTCATAGGTGAAACTTTTCCGTCCACTAATTTATAAAGCTTTCCTTCTATTTCTAGAGGTACTTTATACCAGCCTTCTCCTGGGTCTGATTCAAAAAGACTAGAGGAGGCTTGAATTCCCTCTTCTGTAAAAGTCATATATCTTGATTCTGACATTATCTATCTCCAAACATCTGGGCTGTTCTATTCCATATCTTATATGATGTCTTAATATTAAATTGATTATCTTGATCGTTATATGTTGCCGCTGCATGTGTCATCTTTAAATCTGGCTGAACCCAGAAATCAGAAAATGTTGTGTGTAGATCGTAGAACATATTTGAATCTAGGTACCAAGCAACATAACCTGATTGCCAGTAGTACATTGTGTTTGTCTGTGTAACTGAGACTGTTGTTTTTGGAGGAATGGCAACGTTAAACGACCATTCGTAATAAGAGTTTCCGCCAGTTCTGTTTACTGGAACTGTCCAGTTAATATCGGTTACTGCGTTATAGGATCCATTTTGATTAGGTGTTCCAATACACACTCCAGAACCATCATGACCTGATGCCCAATAATTACTATAGTGGCCATACATTGTTACTGTTTTAGTTAATGAAGGATGATGATTTCTAAGGAACATTGTCTTAAGTCTAAATGGTGAGTATGCTGTGTTTCTATTGTGAGCAATATGAACGCTGTCATTTCCAACCATAGAGTTTTTAGCGTATACAATTTCACCATTTGCGTAGCCTGAGCTAGTTGCATAGCCTACGGTATTTTGTCTAGTATTAGTTCCAAGGGAGAACCAGAATGCTCTTTCGCAGTCCGCTTGAGTTGTTCCAGTTAAATAATTATAATAGCTTGTCCAAGGATCTCCAGAAGACCAGATCTGCCACCATGACTGGTTTCTTTCGTTAACAGTATTAATTGTTGGGATCATGTACGGGCGACGAGTTCCGTCAGTTACTTCTCTAAAAAGTCTTGACTCGGCATCAACAACTCCAAGTGAGGCTGGTGTAATACCAAGTGCTGTACCAGTAACACCAATAGTTGCTAGATCTGCTGCTTTGAGTCCTGATCCTAAAGTAAGAACCGAATTTAAATCTGGCATTAGATGATCCTCCATCCGTATGTTATGTTTGTGTATAATAATTTAATTCTTTTGCCATTAACGTTGAATACAAGATTTTCTGCTAGACCTTGAATTTTTTCTCCAGATCTATTAATTGTAAAGTTTGTTGTTGCTGCTGTTCCAGCAATATCTATAATTTCAACGACATCACCGATAGCAGGTCCAGGTGGTAATGTAATAACCTGTGTTGCAACTGGAACTACCATCAATCTATCTTTTGAAAATGATTGGTATGAGGTTCCAGTAATTATTTGCCATGGGTTAAATGATGCTGCTGCAGCCTGTGCTGATGCTGTTGCAATTGCTGAAGATTGTGAGTTTATTTGTCCTTCAAGAGAGTTGGTTCTTGGCTCAATGTTGTTATAAGATGCTTGTAGATTGGTATATTGAGTTTGCAGATTTGAGACTGCTGCTCCATTTGCTGTGCTATTAACAACATCTATTGCTGTATCTCTTGCGGTATTTACTTGTAATATTGCCGCTGCTGTTGCGCCAACAATATCTTTTACGCCTAGAAGTTCACCTAAAATTGTAAGAGACTCAGCAACGTACATGATGCTTTCTGCTGTAAGAGTTTGAGATGTTAATCCGTCAATCTTAGATTTTAAGACTGCGATTTCATCATTGAGTGTGCTATAGTCTGGCACTTTTTCTCCCTTTTAAGCCTGAGCTTCAGTCCATGAAAGACGAGCTGAAATATCTGAAGATGTTAAACCTAAGTTAGTTGCTACGATTGTAAGAATATCTGGACCATTTGGGAATCCTGGAGCGCTAGAGTTACCATTTCCAGAAAGAATAGATGTTCCAAGATCTCTAACCTTTGAAAGGTTAAATGTTGTTGTATTGTAATCTGTTGAAGTACCAGATACGTAGAAGGCAAATGCCTGGTCTCCGCCCTGAACTGTTGTTAAAGGAGTTGTCACTGTTGTACCAACATCACCAGTTCCATCATGATAAATTACTTGAGCTAAAGATCCGCCTGGCACTCTCTTAAGTTCCCAATCTCCAGGAATATTAACTCCTGTTGGGAATTTAGCTACGTTATATAGACCTTGGATAAGGAATGTTCCTTGAGCAAGAACTCCAAGCTCTGAGAGTTGTAGCTGCATTGTATTAATAACTTCACGAATACCATAGTTTCTTCCAATTCCGTTATCTGCAGAAGGAGCAATTCTAATTGAGATCAGAGGTCTTGGAATGGCCGCTGAACCGAATGATTGCTGAACGCTTCCGTTTGGAGTAACAATAGAAGCAGGAACGGTACCTGAGTGAGTTATGTTGTACTGAATTGTATTTGCTGTAACAGCTGATACTGTGTATAAACCATTAAATGTTGAAGATTCTGTTGCTAGAGCTGTTGGTCCCTGAGTTTGTGCTGTGTATCCATATGCGCCAGCTAGTGTAATTGTAAATGTATTTGTAGTTGGAGTGGTATCAATAGTTCTTACTCCGTTTGCTACGTTTAGAATTGCATTGGTAACAATTCCTCCTGTTTGGTTTCTATTTGAAAGAACTGTATTTGCCAAAGTTACGTTATACCCTGCTACAAAGTTGTGTGCTCCAGAAGTAGTAAATGTAAGGCTTGAAGCTGAAGTTCTTACTATTGAGGTAATAACAGCTCTTGTGTTTACGTCTGATACTGTTACTGGATATCCTGCTTGAAGTCCATGGTTTGCTGCTGTTGTTAAAGTTGCTAGTCCAGCTGTTGCTGACTTTGAAGTAACCTTTGCTGTTACTGTACCAGAACCTGCAATATTCATAAATCTCTGCATACCAGCGGTAAAGATAAAGTTCTTATCGTCATCAAATCTTCCGTCCATAATTACTGATGATCCCCAGTGTGAAATAACTGGGGCGCATGTATTAGTGATAGTTTGGACTGATACCTGAGATGTTCCAGAGCCATTTGTAATTGTTGAGTCTGGAGTAAATGTAATTTGGTTATTAGTTCCACTTAGCGCCCATGGTGTTCCACCAAAGAACGATGTCATGGGTTGTCTACGATTAATATTTATAGCATATCCCTGAGCAGTTTGATTATATACAGGGTTTGTAATTGTATATGAGCATAGCTCTACCGCTGAAGAATCCTTAATAATTAACCAGCCTTCAGTTGGCCAGAACTTAATGCTATCTACATACATAAGGATTTCTGAAGCTGCAAGTGCAGAACCTACAATTCCATTTCCACCAGCCTTTAACTTAGTATTAAAGAATGGTGAGTTAATTGCTTCGTATCTTGCTGGAAGGTTACCAGAGCGCATGTAAGCTTCTGTATTTGTATTGTTGTTAGGCATTCTGTGGCAATAAGCAATATTACCTTCAGTAGTTCTAAATCCAAATCTGATGAATCCTGCTCCATACCAAGTGTAGTCGATATAAGCCATCTGCATTTGAGTTGTGTCAAGAGTATATCCTGAAGGACCTGTGCCGTCCATTCTGTCCATGCTCCACTCGGTTTGAGGTACACGAATTTCTTGTGTTATAAGATATCTTGATGTTGCGTTTGTCGCACCCTTGTATGCTGGAGTAACTACTAATCTTGTATCGCTAGATATTTCTGCAACGGTGTAGTTAGCACCCTTGATAACGATTTGCTCTCCAACCAACAACTGCTTTCTAAATCTTGTTCCAGTTCCTGTAATAACATTTGAATTTTGTGTAACAGAAAGTCTTCCGAATAATTCCTTCTTTGTAAATCTTCTTACTGCGTATAAATATGTTCCATCGTACTCAAAGAAGAATCCGTTCTGGTCATTAAAAAGACCACAACGTGTTGCAGCTCCGTCCCACTCATAAACAGTTGCTTTTACATCAATACCACCTGGGAACTGATCTGTTGCCTGAAGTCCTTGTGTTAAAACCATATTATACTGGAATGAGTTAGTTCCAAGAATATTTGTTACTGTAAACTTTCCATTCCATGGATTGTATGAACCAGCTGTTACAACACCCTCAATTTTAATTTTAGCTCCTGGCTGCAATCCGTGGTCTTGAATTGTTTGAACTGTAACTGTTTGGCTTCCTGGAAGAACGCCAGCTACAGTAATACCATCAATATCAAAAGTAGGAGTGAACTTTACACCAGTAGAGAACTGCATTGCTTTACCTGACTGATATCTAAAGTATCTACGTGTCTGACGTATTACTCTAACTCCGCAAACGTTGTCGGTTGTAGAAAGAATAACTCCACCATCAAATGGGCGGTGCTGTACGTATCCATTTGGCTTGGCATAAAGCCCTACGCCAGATGTAGTCATTGAAGAGTTTGTGACAGCAGATGTCATTTTAAATTTAAATTGGTTTGGAGTAGATACGTTAAATATTCTCCATGTTCCTGATATTGGGCATGCAGCATTCTGATTTCCAATAAGAATTGGTGTTCCTGGAAGCAAGCCGTGTGGATTGCTTGTTGTTACTGTAATAGTAGATTCTGTTGCTTCGTCAGAGTATGCTGACCATCCGTTCAAACCAGATGCAGTATTTCCTCCTGGAATATGAGCATTGTCATAAATTCCTCCGCCAGTTACTGCTGTAAGAGTTCCGTCTCTTAAGTTTCCGCTAACTACTCCAGAAGCTCTGAAAGTAAATGTATATCCATCAGATGATACTGATTGAATTGGGTATGTTCCTTCTGATAGTGGACTTAATGAATCTTGTACTGATATAACGTCTCCAGCGGCAAGGTCTGTAGCTGGGGATATAACGTTAACTGTAACCAATGATCTTGGTGATGCTCCATCTCCTGTCATTGATTGAAGGTCAAATGAATTTCCTCCAGTTGCTCTAGAGAAGAATGATGGGTAATTTGCCGTAAGAACTAAAGCTTCCCACTTAGATCCCTGAACACCATATTCAAAGTCTGTATCGATAAGTGACTGTGGAGGAGCTACACGAAGCTTATTTACAGCATCTAATAGTGGCTCTGTAAATGTCATTGTTTCTGCAACTTCATCTACAATAATTGCCAACTTATCGTTAGCATTCATTCCATTACAATTATACTTTAATACAATAGTTGTTGATGGGTCGTACCCAACCTCATTTGATATTGTAAAGCTATAAGCATTAGTAGTGTTATCTGCAAAATTATAAATTACCTTACCCGCAGTGGTATTTGTAATAAGCATAAGACGGTCTTGAAGAATAATTCTAGGGACAACAATAGTGTTTGTTGCTGGGTTAAATGTATAGTATGTTTCTTCTATTTGTCTTCTTGCCATTTTTTCTCCCTAAAATAAATAACTTGATGCTGCGAATCTACTGTTAAGCTGTGTTTGCGTGAGAGTACTTGTATATTTTGGATAATACAAGCCTAGATTAAGCATAGCGTCAACTCTAGCAACCGTAGTCTCCTCTAGTATAGCATTTGCTAGTTCATTACCAGAAGGACCTACCGCTCCAGTATCACCTTTGATACCTTGAAGACCTTGTGGCCCTCTAATATTTCCTTGCAATGTCCAAGTTGTAGTTCCAGCATTATATTGAAACCAATCTCCAGTTGTTGTGTTTAAATAATTATCTAAACCAAGCGGTGAGGCTGGATTTAAACCAGTTGGATTTGCTATTCCAGTGTAGTTATAGGAACCTCTCTGTCCTGCCGTTCCTTGAGGTCCTGCGGCTCCTGGAGTACCTGCTGGACCTGCTGTGCCAGCTGGAAGACTAAAATTTAAAACTGCTGCTGCTGATGTTCCGCTATTTACAACAGTTGGTGTTGATCCTGAAGGTAGTGTTGTTACTGTACCAACAGAAACGGTTGCTGCAGCACCAGGAAGTCCTTGAGGACCTTGTGCTCCAGGACGTGATCCTGCGACTACAACCCAAGCTGAGCCGTTCCAACGTTTTAATGACATGTTTGATACCTCGCCTTAATTATACTATAATTAGTTATCAAAAGCCCATCCAGACTAATGCTTCCGAATCATAGTTAGGATAAAATTTCTTCCAGCCTTGACTTGTTCCAATATATAAAGATTGATTTGAAGTAACATAAGCTAGTACACCTAAAGATGCTGATGCTAGCGGAAGATCTGATACATTTGTATAAGATATTGATCCTTCTTCTGATGTTAAGTCTAACCAAAATTCTGTTTCTGAAGGAGATGGGGCAGTAGTTGAAGATAATATTGATTGACCAGAAGTATCATCTAAATCTATCCAGAGCTCTCCTGTATAAGATGGAGTTGCTGGCTCATTTGCGCTATAAATTAATTCTGTGATTGGTTCATCTGTATCAATCCACAAAGTGTCTGTTCCGTAATTTGTTGGAGCTTCTGGACCTGCATAAATAAATTCTGTTTCTCCAGCGTCATCATCAATATCAATCCATAAGTCACCAGTATTTGTGGCACCGCTTGGAGGAGCAATTAATCCAACAAAAAAGGTGCTTGGTGGAACTGTAAGGTCTGTAGCAGTTAAGCTGAGGCCACCGCCACCGCCTGAACCTTGAACATCTTGCCAAAGCTCACCGTCAAATATTTTAAGTTTTTCTAATGTTAAGTTATAATAAATTTGTCCTGCAACTGGTGATGTTGGAGCTGCGCCAAGTCCAATAATTACACCATTGTTAAATGTATTATTTGCTGTCCATGTATTTGTTGTTGATTTAGATAAATCAGGATTTAAAAATACCCACTCGGTGGTTAAAGCATTCCATATTTTTAATGCTCCAGTTACCCCAGCTCTTGCCTCATCTGTGTCAAACCATATCTGTCCATCAATAGGAGTGGCTGGTGCCATAACAGACATATATGCTTTTGATGGAGGAATAACTGCTTCAAGCATCATCTTGTTAGTTACGTCATCATATGTTGCTGTAATATTTGAATTTGTTCCGTGTGTAAATAGCGGGGCAAGGTAGTCTTGGACCTGCTCTTGGGTTAGCTGAGGAAATCCTGTAAATATAACTTTATTGTTGGCGTCATCATAAGTAACAGTTATATTTTGATGATCGGTATGAGTAAGCATTGCTGCAACATCATCTTGGGCTGTTTCCCTTTCGACATTGATAATGCGCCAGGCTTCACCGTTCCACTTGTAACCATTATATTCTTGATTAACTACTGGATTTGCTGGAAAAAATGTTGCCATATTAAATCTCCTCTACTAACGAAACTTTACCATCATAGCAGCAATGGTCTGCTCCATCTAGAGTTTCAATAGCTGTCTTATAAACTCCTGCTAAGAAATCTTCTCTGCCAACCGCCCAAACAACGTCAGAAATAAAAATTGTTTTATTTTCTATAGTATTTTTAATAGTTAAATTTAAGAAAGGTGCGTTTTCGCTTTCTTCAGTTTTCCACTGCCATATTCCCACTGTTTCCATTATCATATTATAGAGATATCCTTAATTGTAATAACTCCATTCATTCCTGAGTGTATGCTGCACTGATATTTATAATTGCCAGTAGTGTTAAAAGGTATTTGCCAATAGAGGGTGCCAGAAGTCTTTCCTTGTGCATCACTTCCATAGCTTTCAATTCCATCAGAGTCCACATGAATTAAACCAGAATTATAATTGACTCCGCCTGAAGTTTGAATTAAAAATGGATGGCCTGGAACTAATAATCTAAATGCTATTGTTGTTCCAGATATAGCATATACTGTAGGATTAACAGAGTTATTATATTGATCGCCAAAAATATATCCAGAAGTTCCAGAAGCGGTTACTTTTAATCTTGTTATTGCTTGATATGAAATTTGATCTGATGTTATATAGACGTCTGAAAGATCTGCAAATGCTACGGCTGGTGCAGTTGGAATAGCGGCAACCCAATCTACTCCATCGTAAGCAAGTACGTCTCCTTCTGTTGGAGCTTGAGAAAGATTAACATCTGTAATGTCTGACAATGTTATTTGTGGAGTTGCTGAGTTTTGATTCACGGGAACCCAATTTGTTCCGTTCCATCCTAGTACTTGATTTACCAATGGCGCTGTAGTTCCAGTGTCAACGTCTGTTAGAGAATTAATATTATAAGTCAATGATGTAGTATCATTAAACTTTGCAATCTTTACCCAGGTTGCGCCTGTAGAATAATATATATATCCGTCGGCTTGAACATAAAGAACTTTTCCAGAGTTTGTACCAGCGGCTGGGAGCGATCCAACATTTGTATACGAAGTTTTTGAAATGTTTGCATATGTAAATGCTGTTGTTGCAAGCTTTGAATTTATTTGTGTCTGAATGCTAGATGTAACTCCATCAAGATATCCTATTTCTGTTGAATCAACTGTTCCTATTGATGTCGTTCCTGGCAAAACTACTGTTCCAGTAAATGTTGGAGAAGCTGAAGGAGATTTTGTATTAATTTGAGTTTGTATTGAAGATGTTACTCCATCTACGTAGCCTAACTCTGTTGAAGTTACATTTCCAATTGACGTTGTTGATGGAAGCACAACTGTTCCAGTAAATGTTGGAGAAGCAGACTTAGCATATCCTTGACCCACTACATATGCAGTTGTTGCAATCTGAGTTGTATTATTATCAACCGCCGCTGTTATTGATGTAGGAATTCCAGTTAAAGCTGGAGATGAAAGTGGTGCCTTTAAATTTAATTGGTTTTGTATATTGCTTGTGGCGCCATCTAAATAATTAATAGTGTCTGGTAAATCATTTATTCCGCTAGCTGTAAATCCTGTTCCTCCAGAAACTTCAATCCAATATGATCCGTCATAAACATATAAAACCCCAGTCTGATGGTCAAACCAGCTATCTCCATTTAATGGATTTGCTGGAGCTGATACGCTAACCTTAATTGGTTCGTCAACATTTAGAATAACCTTATTTGTTTCGTCATTATATGTTGCTGTAATTTTATTGTGGTCAGAGTGATTTAATAATGCAGCTGATGCATCTTGAGCTGATTCTACAAACTCTGTTATAAGTGTAGGTGTGACGCTAAAGTTAAGCTTTCCTGTTGGGTCATCATATGTAACCTCAATTCCGCCTTCTGTATTTGATGAGACCATTCCGCCAACAACATCTTGAATTCTTTCATCTGTATCTGCAAGGGCAAGGTAGGTTGTTGCGGCTGTTGTTGAGTTTAATTTTGTGCCTAATGCCGTAGTTATTGTTGCTGCATATGAAGCATCGTCGTTAATTGCTGCTGCCAATTCATTTAGAGTGTCTAAGGCGGCAGGAGCTCCATCTAGAAGATTAGATATTGCTGTAGTTACATAAGTTTGTGTTGCTATTACTGAAGTGTCTACACCTATTGTAATAGCTGATGAAAAATTAAATAATGTCCATGATGCATTTGTTGCTCCACCTGGCTCTGGAGGATACCCAGGATTTCCTGGATTACCAGATCTTATAAAATATGATCCAACTATTCCATATGGACTTCCTGCTGGAATACTAACAACATCATCTATTGCATAGTATGCACCATTATCATAATCTCCACGATAGTTTGGAGGAACTGCTGTATATGTTTTGGTTATTCCAGTTCCAGCATTTATGCTTATATTTTTCCACAAGCCTGAAGCTGAATCGTATACAAGCGCTTGGCTATTGGATGGAGTTTTAATTAATACATTGTGTAGTTCTTCAAGCTCAAATCCATTTTGAACCTTAACAAATATAGATCCGTTATTTGTATTTTCTCCACGGACAACAACTCCCAGAGAAACTAAGTGTAGAGGGGCTACTGGTTTATTTGCAGATCCATAAAAAACTGTGCCAGGTGTTGAGCCTAGCCATACCTGATCTCCATCTAAAGCTGCTGATGTGTTTACGCCAGAAAGAAGTCCTTCTGTAATTACCTGTCCTTCTCCGCCATTTATAATTGATTCTGCGGTAAATCCAAAAGTTTTACTAGATGAAGAATCTGAAACACATGAAGCTAAAGATATTTTTATTTTACCTGAAGCTCCTACAGCTCCAGATATGTAAATTGGAGTTCCCTTTGGAATTGTTGCTCCAGTTTCATTTAAAGCTGTTTGGTAGATTGTTCTTGCTACATCTGGTGCGGCAACTGATAGTCTTACTTCATTTAAAACATCATCATAGGTAGCTATAAGGTTTGTATGGTTTGTATGTCCTAAAAGGGCTCCTGCGGCATCCTGGGCAGTCTCATAGCTAATTGCATAGGACTCAAGGGTTCTAATCTTATAATCATGGGATGTAGCATCAGCAGAGTTGTTGACTCCGACTTTAGTTTCAAGGGCTTCTATTGCGTCATTTGCATTAGCATGCTGGGCGGCATGTGAGACTAGTTCTGGTGAATCCGTAGGTTGTGGATTAATCAGAGTATCTTTTGAGGTTGGAAATGACGTAGCCATGCTTTAATTATACCTTAAATAAAGCATAAATCGCTACTCTTCTTTTGTGTCTAGATCTTCTTCTAGGTCAAATTGTCCCCAATGACCTAATGGGCATTCTGCGTTTGGCAGCTTAACTTTTAAATTCATAATACATCCGCATTCTAAGCATTGATGTGTAGACTTAACATACCTTGGGCAAGCCTTACATATATCAAATCTTTCTGCCGCAACCTCTACAGGAACTCTGCCTATTTTTTTGTTAAATAGGTCCCATGGTCTGGCTGGTACGTTTTTCCACTTGGGGATATCGTTGTTATCCATCTCTTAACCCTGCCCTTTTCTGATGATTTCTGTATAGGGTTTCATTTACATGCTTTCCCTTAAAGTATCTTCTTCCTGAACCATTAATTTTATCATAGTCCTGATTATTTCTTTCCCAACCAAGCTTATGCATGGACTCAAGCTCATTTTTTATTACTTCATCACCAAAAAGCTTAAATGCGTCTTTTAGCTCAAAGCTGTCTACGTAAAACCTTGGTATAGGAATAAAAGCCGCAAGCCAGTCACCCTTTTTAATATTTATAATTTTATTTGGCTCAGTTACCTTTATATTAAAAGTAAAGTTTCTTCTCAGATTATCTGCTTCGACTACCGCACTCATTGTATGTAGACCTGGTATAAAATAATTTGGGGGCTGCATAATCATTAAATTAGTATCTCTTGGAGTTCTTACTATAAATTTATTTTCTAGGCTAATTATTCCATTAGCAAAATCTCCTATTATGGGCTGAATAGAATCATGGTTTTGCCAGCCTTCTGATTTAATTTGTGGAGCACTTTCTATATTTCCATCCCAGGTTATTTCCATATCCCAGTTAGACTTAACAACAAATCCGTATTGGTTAGCTATTGTTAGGGGAAGACAAAAAGAAAATGCTGTTACTGCAAACCAGTCTCTGTTTGGGTGTCCGATTAAACTTTCTATTACATCTGATAGATTATGCCTAGTGTCTTTAGTAGCATAAAAAGCTAGAGTTTGTTCTGGCACCAAGAAGCCGTCGTCGTTTATGTAGTCCTTTTTTACATCATCCTCTAAAGATACCTTTTCAGGCTTTTTAGATTTAAATAGATCCCATGGAGTTTTGTTGTCTTTCACTGATAGCGCTTTCTCTTCCAAAACTGTCTCTTATACTTTGCCATTGGAGGCTGAAACCAATTCCAAAATCCTTCGTACTCGTAAGACTGTTCTTGGTCTGGAAATTTAAGATCCCAGTCATCTCTTTTAAAAGGTATTGCTTGAATTATTGGGGTTCCTGCTGGAATTAAACCAGAAAAACCTTTTTTCATAAAAAATGGAAATTGAACGGAGAGAGGAAAATCATCTGTATCTACTATTCCAGAAATAGATTGAAATGGCAAATCTGTTCTATTTAAAGGATGAAGAAACATGGTGCTGTATCCTTTAGGAGTTTGCCACATAAACTTATTAATCCATTTGTATGGAAGTGGGTGTAGATTACTATCGATCTCCATATTTTCTATTTGAAAAGTAGGGTGAAGAGTAACTGTTTCAGAAACACCGTTTTCTAAAAATCTGTTATATTCTTCATCATAGATTACATCCGCAGATGTCTTAAACATATATCCTGTTGTCAAAGTATCCAGAAATGGTATACACTTTTTAATAGTCATATCGTGTTCTTCGTCATTTACAGCTTGGATTTTTTTAAACCATGCTGGTATTTCTTTTGAGGCTGGGGAAGGTTTTTCCCAGTCTATGTAAATATCCTCAGATAAGGCTTTGATCTTCTTCGCTATTGGGCTGTATCGCATTTGGATTTGTAAACTCTCCTGTTTCTTCATTATATTCCCAGTTTAAAGCTGGCTTAATCTCAAGGTCTGTGGTGTCTATTATTAATGGATTGCTCATTAACATTGCCCATAACCTTTCTTCTGTTCTTATTATGTCTTGAACTTCGTTGTCTAACACTAAAGCAATTGAATATATTTTTTTAGCCTCGTGATAATTTTTTGGTTCTTTAAAGTTGTCTGTTTTTGGGTTAATTTTTTCAATTTTATTTTTTCTTTTAAATATCACTCGTAGACCTTCCTAATCCAAAATCTTTTTTTATATGAACCGTCAGGCTCTCTTAAAGTAGAAGTTTGATTTTTTTGTATATCTGGAATGTCCGAATCGTCAATCCAAGATCTCCATTTAGTTCTTTTATATGGAAATAATTGAGCTATTGGTGTGCCTTCTGGAATGACTCCTTGAAAATCTTCTTTTAAAAAAAATGGAATGTTTCCATTTCCTTGAAATTTATCTGAGTCAATTATTCCAGATACGGTTGTAAATGGTAAATCAAATCTATTAAATGGATGAGTAACTATACAGCTGTATCCTTTTGGAGTTTTCCAGGCCCAAAGAGACGACCACACAAAACTATTTTGTAAATGTCCTGGAGGGCGTGGAATAGTTTTTCCAAGCTCTTGTGGTCTTTCTGCAACAAAGGTTGGCCAGCCACTTTCATTTGGAGCGTTCCATCTTAAGTTAATTGTTCCATCATCATTTTTTGAAACAAATATATCAAAAGGCAAGTTGACTGTGTATCCTGTCATCATTATTTCCATAAATGGAATACAGGATTTTAATCCAGCCTCACCATTAGATTGAACTAGCTCACCATCTTTCCACCATTGTGGAATTTTTGAAACAGATGGTGGCATAAGGTTTTTCCTTCCGCCAAACGGAATAAACTTTATTAATTTCAATTACTTCTCTATTCTATTAAGGTGTTACTTTGTAGGCCGCTTCTTCAGCTGTCATTCCTACTTCAGTATCATCATTGCATCTTATGATTTGTGGTCCTTCTAGCAAAAGAGATGCGGTAGCTGTATTTGTTGACATAACTTGCTGTACAACGCCATCTAGGATTAAAGCAAAAGGTATCTGAGCTGGTCCCTCTCCTGATCCTATTCTTTCCCAGGTTGGAATGCTATTTGTCATGATGTACTCCTCACGATATTGTTATTTCCCCAAGTGATTTATCTTCGTTATAGCTGCTTGGAGAAACAACTATTCCGTAGTTAGTTACAATATTAACACCTGTTGCGTTATATATCAAATCGCTACCAATTTGAGTGATCATTGCAGTATCAGAATAGACTTTGGCTGTTACCGTTGCTGTAGTTCCTCCCTTAGTGGCATTTGAAACCTGAACCTTTAAACCTCTAATTGGGGTATAGCTTGTTATTGCGTCTAGGGTTATGGTAGCTAGGGTAGTTGCGACATTTGAAGCAAACCTAATAAGCTTTAAATATCTTGGGTAAGTATTATCGTATGTATTACAGGACCCACCAGTTCCAGCACAGTTTCCTCCAGCTCCACAAGGGTTGTATGCGCTAACATATCCACATGGGTTATATGGATTAATAACTCCGCAAGGGTTATATGGGTTTGAAGATCCGCAAGGGTTATATGGGTTTGTGGAGCCACATGGATCAACTGGATTGTAATAATCAACCCATGTAATTGACGCACATGGATTATAAGGGTTAACGTTTACGCAAGGGTTATATGGATTTATATTTACACATGGGTTATATGGATTAACATTTACACATGGGTTATAGTAGTTAACGTTAACACAAGGATTATACGGGTTAATATTTACACATGGGTTGTAAGGGTTTCTACTTGGACAAGGATTGTAAGGGTTATATAAATTGCAGCACCAATAACTTGTAGCATATGGGATGCCACACCATCCATATCTAGCACAAGTTCCTCCAGTTCCAGCTCTACAGTTACCGCCACCTGTATTGCAATTTCCACCGCTAGTATTACAGTTACCACCGCTGCTATTGCAATTTCCACCTCCTGTATTGCAATTTGAGTATTGAACATTACAATAGGGGTTTGAAACAACACATTCGGGATTTGATCCTGCATAGTTTCCGCCTGTAGCAACACAGTTACCGCCAGTGCCTGAACATCCGCCAGTAGCTGAACAATTTCCACCAGTACCAACACAATTTCCACCAGTAGCAATACATGGATTTGTTGCGCCACATGGATTATAAGGATTTGCTGATAAGCATCCGCCAGTACCTGAGCTTAATGTTTGTGAAGAAACAAGTCCGTACCAATTTCCATCATCTGTTACCCAAAGTGCGGCTCCAGAGCCAATACCTGGATCTTTAATAGTAATGGTTACGTTTGCATCTTTCATCGGAACTGAAGCCATCGGATAAAGAGAAGAGCTATAGGCAGTGCTTGCTTTATATGTTTGAGCTACCCATTGCCCTCTTCTGAACTTCCAGCCACCTTTAAAATAATTGTTAAAGCTATCTTGAAAAAATACAAAAGCTTTTAGCCTTGAAGATACAATGTTTCTTTTTTTTCTTGACAGTCCCATTATAGATCAGAGTCTCCAGATACTAACCAGCTGTTTTCGCTTCTTTTTTCAAGAATAAGCGTACTCCACTGAACTCTAGTTTTAAATTGATTATCTGGTGCATTTAGTGTTACCCCAGACTGACCAACTACCGTAATTTTTCCAGTTCCAGCTTGCATAATTTCACAGCTTGAACCTACTGGCCAAGGGTCATTTAAATTTGTAGGTATAGTTACAGTAATTGGATTTGTGTGATCAAATTCAAGTCTGTTATACCTATCTGTTTGATTGTTAATGGTATATTCTGTTTCAGACTTAATTGATGGAATAGTTGCTTTGTCAACTTTAGCTGCAAGTCCATCCGTTAGCGATGTTTGTAGTTGGCCCAGCAAAAGTGATGCTGCAGATGATACTGGCTTATCTAAATCTGACGTGTTGTCAACATTACCTAAACCTACCATTGTCTTTGTAATTCCACTTACCGATCCAGTAAAGGTTGGACTTAATAACGGTGCTTTAAGATCTATTTGAGATTGTATTTCGCTGGTTGCGTTATTTAAATATGATATTTCTGTACTTGAAACATCTCCTATAGAGGTTGTTGCTGGTAATGATACTGTTCCGCTAAATGTTGGTGAGGCTAGAGGAGCTTTTAGTCCTAAAGCAGTAGATATTGTAGTTGCATAATTTGCATCGGCACCTAGTGCATCTGATAACTCTTTTAATGTATTAAGTGCTTCTGGTGCAGAGTTTACAAGGTTAGATACTGCTGTCTGAACAAACTCTGTAGTTGCAATTTGTGTAGTATTTACTGTAGACAGAGCAGTTGGAGCAGTTGGTATTCCAGTTAAAGAAGGGCTAGCTAGTGGTGCTTTAAGTGCAAGCGCTGTTGCGGTGGCAGTAGATATTGGTTTATTAGCATCTGACGTGTTGTCAACATTTGTAAGCGTTGATTCAATTGTTATTGTATTTGCAACATCGTCATAAGTTTTAGAAAGATGAAGTCCAACTACCAAAGCACTATTAATTGCATCTTGAGATAACTCTGCAAGCTCGGAAGGAAGTACATTTATAAAAGGAAGATTTGGCCATGTGTAAAGTCCGTTGCCAACTTTTAATTTATTTAATGTTGTATCTAATCCTAACTCAGCGGTAGCAAGAACTATTGTTGATGCTGCCCATTGAGCAGATGTTCCTCTTCGTAATCTTATAACTGATGCCATTATGCATCTCCGCCATCAATAAATCCTGGGTTTGGTATTTGTATGTTCTCTACAGAGTAAATATCTCCATCGTATGTATGGATGTGATCAAGAATTCCACTCATAGCTCCACCCGCTGGCTGCCATGATGTTCCATCATAAAATCTTAATTCTTTTACAGCACTATTATAATAAATATCGCCAATTCTTCCATTGGCTGGGTCTGTTGATAATTCAACTGCATGAAGTGGTACTAGTCTTTTTATAGATGACATATACTAACTCCTTATCCAGTGATTACGACTCTATAAGCTCCAGCTGTTGGTGCGGTAGCAAACTGTAGTTTAACTTGTGTTGGAGAAAAATGCTCTACTCCAACTTCTACTTGCTCTTTAGAACCGCCTGTTTCAAATACTTGAACTACAACATCCTCTGAACCCAACATGTGTGAAATAGTATAGGTTGCAAGTGATGTAGAAAGTGTTTCTGCATACTTTCTAACAATGTGGTGGTAAGCAGATCCGTCATTTGTAAGTGTCCACTTATCATCAGTTTCATTCCATAAAATTTCAACATCTGCGGCATCTCCACGCTCTACACGAATTCCAGCATCTGTTGTAGGAACACCAGTGAAGGCTGTATTAAGATTAATCTTGTTATCGACAATGTTGACCTGAGTTGTATTAACTGAGTTAACTGTTCCAACAACATTTAAGTTTCCGCCAACCTGCAGGTTTCCAACAACCTCTACGTTATCTGGTAAACCTATTGTTACTGCTGCAGACTCAGAACCTGAGCCAGTTACTGTAATCTGATTTGTAGTTCCAGAAATTCCAGCTACATAGTTTCCAGTTGTGTCTGTTCCAAGAACTACTGAGTTTGGCTGAATTGCAGTTGTAATTATTACATTCTGAGATCCATCAAAATTAACTTCTCCCTTGACGTCACCATCAAGTTCAATTTTACGTGCTACTAATAATTTGTCTGCTGTTGAAGCATTTCCAACAACACTACCTGTAAATACTGCTGCAGCATTTGAGTTACCAGAATCTAAGATTACAGTTCCGTCTGTATTCTTAATGTCTCCAGTTAGATTTCCAGTTACGTCTCCAGTTAAATTAGCGGTAATCGTTCCTGCTGCAAAGTCGCCGTTTGAGTTTCTAGATACTATTGCTGATGCTGTATTTAGTGCTGTAGCATCTGTAACAATTGTTACTGCCGCTGTCTCTGTGCCAGAGTTTGCAATAGTTAAGTGTGTGTCTGTTGAAGAAAGTGTTGCAACATAATTTCCAGAAGTATCTGTGCCGAGAGCAACGGAGTTTGGTTCAATTGTTGCATTAAGAGTTATTTGACCTGATGCGTTTGTAGAAGCTGTACCACTTAAATCTCCGCCGAGTGTAATACTAATCTGACCAGCTGATTGCCAGCTAGTTCCATTGTGGAAGAATAGTTGATTTGATCCAGTGTTGTAGTAAACCTGACCAGCTTTTCCGCTTAATGGTGCTGTGCCAAGATTATGGATTACGGCATTGCGTAATTCATTTTGCTTTAAATCAATGTCTATAAGAAACTGTCTAGCCATTTTTTATCTCCCTTTAGGACAGGTAGGCTGTCCCAGAAAACCTAGAAGTCATGAAAAGCTTCACAGTTTTATTACTCTCATTATACTGTACTCCAGTTTCGAATGCATTGCC